CACCCAAGCGATATAGATGCGGTTCTGGAGTTTGACAATGAACATCTGATATTATTTGAGATAAAGCGAAAAGGTCATAGCATTCGTAAAGGACAAAGGTTACTACTCAAAAGAATAGTTGATTGTTGGCAACGTAAAGGCAAAGCAATCATATTAAAAGGCGAACATCAATGTAATGATACAGAAACGATAATACTGCAAGATTGTGAATTGACTGCTTTGTATTATGACGGATTTTGGAGAAAGCCAGACTATCAATTAACCATTGGAGAGGCTATGAATCTATTAGGAAAACATTGGAATATAAAAAAAATGTTAAAATAATTTCATTTTATAGTTGTATAAACAAAATAAAGTGTTATATTTGTATAAACAAATTAATTAACACTTAAAAAAAACAAAATGAATTATTTAGATTTCGTAGTAATAATAGTAAGAGAAAACATTAAACTAACAAAAGACCAAATGCAGTTTGCTTATATTGTTGGATTTCAAGCAATGGGGATGAATCCTATTGAGGCGGCTAATATGTCATTAGAATTAGATAAAATGTAAAAACAAACAGGGGGCGTAAAAACCCCCTTTAATTAAATAAATGTTATGAAAGACAACACACTATTCAAAAGACTGGCGAAAATCCAGCAAGAGTTAAAAGCGCCAAAGAACCAATTTAACAAATTTGGCAATTACAAATATCGTTCCTGTGAGGATATTATGGAAGCCGTTAAGCCACATTTAAACGGATTAGTTTTAAGTTTATCTGATGAGGTAAAAGAGGCTGCTGGTTATATGTATGTAGAAGCAACTGCAATGATTACAGACGGAGATAAAGTGCAGATAGTAAAGGCACAAGCTGGTATTGACCCAAATCGTAAAGGAATGGATATATCACAGGCATTCGGTAGCAGTAGTTCTTATGCTCGTAAATATGCTTTGAACGGCTTATTTTTGATTGATGACACTAAAGATAGTGACGCTACCAATAAGCACGATAAAAACGAATCAAAGCCAAAGATATCTAATGACAGATTTAAGGAGGCTTTAGTTGCTATTGACGATAAGCGATACACTATAGACAGGCTCAAAAGAGAATGGGCATTAACACCAGCACAATTAAAACAACTGTAATATGCTGAAGATTAGATGTAGTGCTATTGGTAAGATTATGACTAATAGCCGAAGTAAGTCTGAAGTATTGAGTAAGACTTGCAAGACCTACTTACAGGAGTTAGCTATAGAAGAAATGTATGGTATTAAGAAAGAATTTTCAAGCCGTTACACCGATAAGGGAATAGAGGTCGAAAGAGAGAGTATTGACCTTGTGCAAGAGGTAAGTGATTTTGGTTTTATGTACAAGAATGAGGAGTTCTTTGAGAATGATTACTTGACAGGTACGCCAGACGTAAACACGGACAACATACTTTTAGACGTAAAGTCAAGTTATGACGCAACTACTTTTCCGTGGTTCGAAGAAGAAATACCTAACAAAGATTATTTCTACCAACTACAAGGCTATATGGCTTTGACAAAAAAACGAAAGTCTATACTTGCATACTGTTTAGTAAACACACCTTTTCAAATAGTAGAAGACGAAGTAAGGCGTGCACATTGGAAAGAACACTTAATAGACGAAAACGAAGAACTACGTGCAGACGTAGAAGAACGACACAACTTTGACCATATACCACCAGAAAAACGAATAAAAACTTTTGAAGTAAGATATGACAAAGACGTTGTAAAAGCTATTTACGACAGAGTAAAAGAATGCAGAGAATACTATAATACTTTAATACAATGAGAACAAGAAAAACAACACACCATAATTATATGGATGTAGATAGTATAATAGAATTTTTAGAAATATATAGAGGTAAAAAAGTTCATTATGAAGATTTATTAGAAAGTATGTTCCATAAATTAGAGAATTCATTTGGTGCGAAATTCAGACAATGGAATGAAGGCGAATACGAACCAGAGCCAGTAGATATTATATTGTATTATGCAATGCAACATCACGATTTAGAATCACGATATAGATTTATATATAGTAAAAAGTGGTATAAGGATTTATATTATTGGTATGAAGCTATGAATAACACAAAGTGGATTATGCCAAAAAAAATAAAGTTTTCTACATTAGATAAAAGAATAGAGCTATACAAAAAATTAGATAGTAATGGGTAGACGTAAATTATCAGTAAACGAAAAAAAGAATGAACTTATAACAATAAGGGCAACAAGGAAAGAAAAGAAAATAGTAAAGAAACTGGCTAAACAAAACAAGATGAAAATAAGCGAGTATATAATAAGTAAAATAATAGATTATGGAACAGAAGAATAACACAGGAGCAATTTTTAAGAACGACTACAAAAAGACGGAAGCACAACCAGACTACAAAGGTAAAGCTTTAATAGACGGTGTAGAAAAAGAAATCGCCTTATGGGTAAACGAATCCAAGAACGGAAAGAAATACTTTAGCGCAGCTTTTAGCGCACCTTATCAAGCAGAAGTAGAACAAGGTGGTATTGATGCCGACAATAAGGCAAAAGAAGCTATGAGGTCACAATCTGATGACCTACCTTTTTAAGTAGCGATTAATTTGTTAAGGAAGCCTTCAGAAATGGAGGCTTTTTTTTATTGTTTACTTTGGACAAAGGTAAAGGTAAAGTAAAGGTAAAGTATTAAATAAAATTATTATATTTGCGTTTGTCAGATTGCAAACAATCTATGTTTAAGGTTATGTGAGCCGTTTATGTTCGTGGTGGGACTGAACGGCTTTTTTTATTCACAACTATTTGTTTAAAACTTCGTCTTGATAGTGTTAAAAAATAATCACTACATTTGTTTAGATACTAATCAATGAAATGGCTAAAACAAGTCGCTGAATATCACGAGGACTATTTGAGGATAGTTAGAAGTTTAGGCGAAGATGTTTACGCAGAGGATATAGTACAGGAGATGTATTTAAGACTGCATAAATATGGAGATTTAAGCAGAATCATACAGAAAGACGGACAGGTAAACATCAACTACATTAGATGCGTATTATACAATATTTATAAAACCTTGTATATGGAAAGACAGAAACATCACAAAGTAGATTTAAACGAAGCTAAACACTTGACAGTAGAATACAATTACATATCTAAAAAGGAAGGAGAGTATTTACTGGAAGCCAAACTCAATGAAGAAATGAGGACTTGGCATTGGTATGACGAAATGCTATTTAAGTATTATAGAGATAATGAATGGAGCTTTAGGAAGGCATCTAAAGAAACCAAGATAGGAACTAAAAGCATATTCACAACCATAAAATACTGCAAAGATAGATTGAGAGAAAACTGTGCAGAGGATTATGAAGATTATATTAACGAAGATTACGAAAAAATATAGCTATGGAGAAAAACACGGAATACTATGAATCTTTAGACAAAAGAACTAAAGAATACAAAGAATGGAAAGCCGACCAAGAAAGTGAAGGTTTAGGCGACACTATTGAAAAGATAACTGAAGCCACAGGCATCAAGAAAATGGTTAAATGGTTAGCTGGTGAGGACTGTGGATGTGATGAGCGTAGAGAGGCTTTAAATAAGGTGTGGCGCTACAGAAAGACGAACTGCCTAACAGAAAGCGAATATGAATGGCTAACAGACTTCTTTAATCAAGGAGGAACATATAGACCAAGTGGCAAAAGAAAACTCTTTGAAATATACAATAGAGTATTCAACGCAAAGCAAGGAGATACTAATTGTAAATCCTGTATTAGAGATATAGTAAATAAAATGAGAAGGGTATACGAAACATATAATGATTAAAATAGTAGGACACCCAATAAGACACAAGGAAAGAATCAGAGAAATACAGGCAAGGTTTTTAGATTCTGGAGAGGATGTCGAAGTACACTATGAAAACACGAACCACATAACAATAACAAATGAAAACAGAGAAAGTAAAAATAGGAAAGATAAAAACGAATCCTAACAATCCAAGACTAATAAAAGACGATAAATTCAAAAAGCTGGTTAAGTCTATTAAAGAATTTCCAGAGATGTTAGAGATACGTCCAATAGTAGTAGATAAAGATAATATTGTACTCGGTGGCAATATGAGATTAAGAGCCTGTCAAGAGGCTGGATTAAAAGAAGTTCACATATTACAAGCAGACCAACTTACAGAGAAACAACAAAGAGAATTTATCATTAAAGACAATGTAGGTTTTGGAGAATGGGATTGGGATGATTTGGCTAATGAATGGGATGTTGAGGAATTGGAAGATTGGGGGCTGGATTTGCCTTTGGATATGGCAGGGGATAACGATGAACAGGAAGCACATGGTAAATTACAGGACACGTTTTTAGTGCCTCCATTTAGTGTATTAGATACCAGGCAGGGTTATTGGAATGATAGGAAAAGGTATTGGAAGCAATTAATAAACGATAACGGCGAAAGCAGGGAAGGGGCGTTAAGTGAAGCGGAGTTAATGAGTGGTATTAATAACGGGGTTAGCATATTAGACCCGTTAATAGCAGAGCTTGCAGTTAAGTGGTTTTGTACACCACAGGGCAGCACATTTGATTGCTTTGCTGGGGATAGTGTGTTTGGGTATGTTAGCAGTTATTGCGGCCATAAATTTACGGGGATAGAGTTAAGGCAAGAGCAGGCGGATTTAAATAATGCTAGGGTTAAAGATTTAACGGCGGAGTATATATGCGATGACGGGCGCAATGTATTAAACCATATTAAGCCGAAAAGCCAGGATTTATTGTTTAGCTGCCCGCCATATTTTGACTTAGAGGTGTACAGTGATATGAACAATGATGCCAGCAACCAAAAAAGCTATGATGATTTTATTAAGATATTGGATACAGCGTTTAGCAATAGTATAAAGTGTTTAAAGGATAACCGTTTTGCAGTTATAACCCTGGGCGATGTTAGGGACAAAAATGGGTACTATTGGCCGTTTATTGATGATGTTAAAAACATATTTCGCCGCAATGGCATGCCATTATATAATGAGTTGATATTGGTGGAAAGTTTAGGCACGTTGCCACAGCGTGCAGCGCGTTACATGAAAAATAGAAAGGTTGGTAAATGTCATCAAAATGTATTGGTATTTTATAAAGGCAACCCAAAGGAAATAAAAAATATTTACCCAGTAATAACAGTGAATGAAAGCGCAGATATATAATTACGCCATTTGGATAGAGCAAACCGACCCAGGCGCATTAAAAAGCCAGTTTTTAACATTACTGGAAGGCAGTGGGTTTAATGTATTGGATATAAGCGAAAAGCATTTTGAGCCTTTTGGTTACACTGCTTTATTTTTATTAAGCGAAAGCCATTTGGCCCTGCATACTTTCCCAGAGGAAAACACGACATATTTAGAGTTAAGCAGCTGCGTGATAGAGCCGTTTAACAACTTTATAACACAACTAAACGAAACACAATGGCAAATGAAGAAAACTTAATACCGTTTGAAAAGGGAAAAAGCGGTAACCCAAAGGGGCGGCCCGTGGGTAGTAAAAACCGCAGCACAATAGCAAAAAAATGGCTATCGGTTGAACAGGATTTAAAAAACCCGTTAACCAGTTTAACGGAAAAAATGAGCCAAGAGGATTTAATGACTTTGGCCCTTATTAAAAAGGCACGCGAGGGAGATGTGCAGGCATACCAAAAATTATTAGATAGTGCATACGGTGCACCTGTGCAGCAGATAGAGCAAACCAATATAGAGCAACCTTTATTTCCAGATGTTAAAGAGGACAACGGCAATAAATAAAATCCTTGCATTAAAAAAACGGATTAAAATTATTCAAGGTGGAACGAGTGCTGGTAAAACCTTTGGCATCTTGCCTATAATTATACACAAAGCAGCAGACACACCAAATCTTGAAATAAGCGTTGTAGCTGAATCAATACCACATTTGAGAAGAGGAGCATTAAGGGACTTTCTCAAAATAATGAAATGGACTAATAGATATGTGGATAGCAGATATAACAAGAGCCATTTACGTTATGACTTTGCTAATGGCAGTTTTATAGAGTTCTTTAGTGCAGATGACCCGAGCAAATTAAGAGGAGCAAGAAGAGATATTCTCTATATCAATGAGTGCAACAATGTAACCTTTGACGCTTACAACGAACTTGCAATTAGAACGAAGCGAGAAGTGTATTTGGATTTTAACCCAGCTAATGAGTTTTGGGTACACACCGAACTAAAACACGAATCAGACGCAGACTTCATTATTTTAACGTACAAGGACAATGAGGGACTTGATGAGGGTATAGTAGCACAAATCGAAAAGAATCGCTTAAAAGCAAAAACAAGCGCATATTGGGACAATTGGTGGCGAGTTTATGGTGAGGGAAAAATCGGTCAATTGCAAGGAGCAGTATTTACCAACTATTCAATCATTGATAAAATACCAGAGGAAGCAAGACTGATAGGCATAGGACTTGACTTTGGATATTCAGCAGACCCAACGGCAATCATTGAGATATACACCTACAATAACCAAAGGATATTAAACGAAAGAGCCTACCAAACAAAAATGTTAAATTCTGACATTGCTAAAATATTGCCTGTAAGCGTTCCAATTGTAGCAGATAGTGCAGAGCCTAAAAGCATCGAAGAAATAAGACGACAGAAACACGGAATACTAATTAAAGGCGCTACAAAAGGAAAGGACTCTATTAACTATGGAATAGATGTAATGCAAAGGCAGGATTATTTAGTAACAAGGGATAGCACAAACCTAATAAAAGAATTAAGGTCATATTGTTGGGATACTGACAAACAGGGCAAGAGATTAAACAAACCTATCGACCATTTTAATCACGCATTGGATGCGGTGCGCTATCACGAAATGGACACATTAGGATTGAATAAGAATTATGGAAGCTATAGCATAATGTGATAGGGATAACAAAAACACGAATATTTAGTTATTAATATAAGAGAGTATGAAAATAGATATAACATTACCAACTGACTTAAACGAAATACCTTTAGTAAGGTATCAGAAGTTTATTGAAATGAAAGAAAAAAGCAATGATGAGGAGTTCATTGCACAGAAAATGATACAGATATTTTGTGGCATAGAATTGAAGGAAGTTATGCACATAAAAATGAAAGACCTCAATGAGTTAATAGTACACTTTACAAAGATATTTCAACAACGACCTAAACTAATTAGAGAGTTTAAAATAGACAAGTATAAATTTGCCTTTATACCAAATCTAGAAAATATAAGCTTTGGAGAATATGTAGATATTGAACACAATCTACAAAACTGGAAAACATATCACAAAGCTATGGCAGTAATGTACCGACCAATTAAAGAACAATACAAAGACAAGTATTCAATAGTAGATTACGAACCTAATGAAGATATGCAAGAGCTTATGAAGTTTGCTCCTTTAGATGTCGCTTTAAGTGCCTCTTTTTTTTTGCAAAATTTAGGGATAGAATTATTAAACGCTACAATGACTTATTTGAAGAAAGAACTGAAGACGATGACGCATTCAGCGAATTTAGTGAGCGAAAACAATTCGCCAAAAACTGGGGTTGGTATAGCTCAATCTATCAATGCGCTGGAGGAGATGTTACCAGATATGATGAAGTCACAAAGCTACGACTTACTCAATGTCTCACCTATCTCACCTTTGAAAAACAAAAAAGAGAAATTGAAGACAGAGAAATTAAACGACAAATGAAAAAATAGATATGAATTATTTCGATATTATAGACAAGTTAAGAACGCACTTTGAAAGCGATGCTTTAGTTTCTACCGTAAGTCAAGGTGACATTTTTGACATTGACCTAAATAAGCAGACCATATTTCCATTAGTGCATATTATAGTCAATACTGCAACCTTTGAGAATAACGTCATAAGGTACAATATAAGCATACTTGCAATGGATATAGTAAACGTATCAAAAGACGAAACAACAGATAAGTTTGACGGCAATGACAACGAGCTTTATGTACTCAACACGATGTTAGCAGTTCAGAATAGATGTTATGAGTTGTTAAGACGTGGCGACTTATACACGGATAAATTCCAAGTAGACGGAACACCGAGCTGCGAACCATTTACTGAACGAATGGAAAACAATCTAACAGGTTGGACAATGACATTAGATATATTTATTCCTAACGATATGACTATCTGCTAATGAAGAAAGGAGAGGTGCAAAAGATATTGGATGA